GACAAACTCGTTAAGAGTCGCCTCGGGGATGTCCGCAAGAGTGGCGTTCTGCTCACAGAATTTCGCGGCGGCGCACACGCGGATGAGGTCGGCCTCGGTCTTGCCCATGGCGGCGAGTTTGGCGAGAAGCTCGTCGGCGGGGGTGGCGTGCGCGGGCAATTCGTCGGACGGATTAGATGGCTCGGGCACGACGATCAACTCGGGCGCGGGGGCGGGATCGGGTTTTGCGAGAAGTTTTTTCGGGCGTCCACGCTTTGGTTCGGGGGTTGGTGTGGAATCTGTCCGGGACACATTATTTTCCATCTGGATGTCGTCTGGCTCGGCGTTTTGCGGCAGCGCGGGGATGCTGGCGGGCTTGATCTCGACTTGCATCGGCTGTGGGGCAGAAAACTCGGGATCGGCGGCGATGCGGTCGCTGGTCTCTTGGGAAATGTCGGCGAGCTTGATGAGGCGTTTGATCGCGGTTTTCTTGAACATTTCGCCCTCATCGGTTTTCCACGGGGTGTCGTAGCCTTTGGAGAGATGGGCCTTCCAGGAATCGGAACGGTTGCGGACATTTTCTATGTCGGCCCGGCTCATGAACTCCCAAGAGTAGCTGCCGTCCTTGTAGGCGATCACGGCATACGCGCCGATGGCCGCGCCGCGATCGACTTTCACATCCTGTTCATGGATGAGGTCGCGGTGCAGGCCCTTGGTGACCTTGAAGGTGTCGTTCTCGTAAACGACCTCGGCGTAGAGGTCGGCCACATTCTCATTTTTGCGCACCAAGCCAACGAGGCCCTTGTAATCAGGCTGGAAGGTGCATTCGACTCGCTGGGTTTTGCCGTTAAAGCGCGGGATCAAGTGGCCGTTGCGGCCATCCGGCGCGATGCCCATCTGAGCGGCGGTGATCATGGCAGTGAGGAACGAGCCTTGGTCGCACTCGGCGAGCTTGGGGTTCCTGTTTATCTGGGTGCGCACAATCGTTGTGAATTGACTGGGCGTGTAGTGGCGCGGTAGAGCCGCTATAAGCTGCTCTTGCATTTTGTCCGACTGGATGACCAGCCGGAGATCAGTTTGAGGGACGATTTGGTTACTCATTTTTAGTTTTGGTTTTCTGGTTGTTCTGGGTTTGACTGGTTTTTGCTGTTTTTAGCTGCCTCATGGCGGCTGATGAAATTTGCAACTTCGGTGAGCCCGAGGCGCAAGACTTGATCGGGGGTGATCCCGAGTTTTTCGACTTTCTTGAACCACGCGCGGGTTCCGCGTGGCACGGTGATGGTGATTTGCTCTTGAATTGGCATTTTTACTCGTTTTCCTCCTGTTTCCGCTGCTTGCGGTAATAATCCTGTAATTTGTCGATGGCGTCGTTCTGACCGGCCTCAAAGCCGATCTTCCAACACGCCCACATGGCTCCAAATGCTATCAGCGCCAGGCTCATGGCCAGTTCTGCGCTCATCGGGTTTCCTCCTTAGCGTCAGGGATCGAATAAATCTCAAACCAATCCCCGGCTTGGCGCGTAAAAGCCGTTCTTCCTTCAGCTTTTGCTGTAATGCTCAAGACCTCTAAAATTTCCAAAAAGTAAGTTAAGGGAACTGGACACTTTATCCCCACCATCACCTTCTCCATCTCCGTGTTCTCTGTGTCCTCTGTGGTTAATTTGCTCATCGGGCGATCCTCCAAGCGATACCTGCCAAAACGGCGGGCGGGGTTATGATTCGGATGTATTCGATGAAATAGCCAATCGACCGGATCAGGGTTTCGTGGTCCATGTTTATCATCGTTTTATTCCGTAATGCCCTTTTTCATCGCGGTAGCAGCCGCCAGTTGAGTGGAGCTCCGAGAGGAGTTGCGCAAATCGGCTTTTGCCGATTCCATATTTCTCCCGAGCCTCGTTGCAGAGGTCGGTCCACGAGCGCCCCGCTTCATTGAGGAGCGCAGCCACCATTTCTGTGGTGTAGCGCTTTACGAAGCGCCCGTCGCCAGAGACCGCCTTGCTTGAGCGGCCCTCCTCCCAGAGAATGCTCTTGGCGACATCGGCAGCCACATCGTTCGTGATTTCCAGGCTGCACAGATACTCGAAGATCTCTGTGAACACCTCGCATTTCGGGTGCCGGGTATAGAACTCGTCCAATTCCTCGCCGACGATTTTGTTGATTTCCTCCGAGTCGCTACGGAGAGGGCTCGGGATATTGTTTAGTTTTTTGGGTTCGATCATTTTTTTGTTTTTTATTGCTTTAGGTTCATTTGGTTTGGAGAATGCGTTCTTAACTCTTCTGCTTATGAATGATATCGCTATACGCTTGTTCTATAAAATACTAAGCCCCTTGTGCTTGAGTTAGGATTTACTGCCTTCGGGGTCCTTCTCGGGGCCTTGGCAACTTTCTTTATTCAGCTTTTTCTTGATAAACGTTCTGAGATGTCTTCTTTGAGGCGTGAGATTTTCAAGGATTACATGAGGATGAAGTTGGAGGGCACGCAGGGGCTTCTTGCAATTCAGCGTTCAGGTGCCTTACGTCTTCCACGGAAGGATTTTGATGAGCTGGTTCAAGAGTTAAAGAAATGCGGCCATCCTCCATCCACCGCGAAGGATTATAGCCACACCGGTGACACTTCTCATCTATACGATGTCCTCCTGTATTCCGCTGAGCAAGAGCATGAAGTGGCTCCAGGAGCGGATTTGTATATCCTTCTCGCCAAGTCGAGGGGTCTCTATTCATCACCTGAGGAATTTTCCAAAAGAGGATAGACGAGCACACAACGAACAACGTAATTCCCCCGGCCCCTATCGCACAAAGAATCAGATTATCGCGCAGTTCGCGGAATTCATATTTAGTCATCATGCCGCCTTTCGTTTGGTGGTGTTTTCATTCGTGCTCATTTTTTACTAAAACCTTTGTTTAAAAATAAATTGCGGGTGGATTGTTACTTAGCTTCCCATGACTAGCAGTCCCCAGAGGTTACTAAAACCTTTTCCAAAAAAAATTCGACTTGGCGGCTTGTTGGCCGTTTCCCAGCATGAGCCTCACGCCTGATCTTTTTTACGAGTTCCCTTGGTAGCCACACGGCTAATAGCTCTTTTTGTGGCTTCGGCGATTTGGATATAGTCTTCGGGCGTGAGGACGGTTTGGCGAGTTGCATGGGTCAAAATCTCTTCTATGAACGCAGTTATTGTCAGCCCACGGGTTTTCGCGGCTTTGCGGACCCGCGCCGCTAAGGTGCGAGGGATATAGAATCCGATCACTTCCTTATCTGGTGAATGTTGGTTTGGCATGACGAAAGAGATTTTTAAAAGGTTACTAAAACCCCGCAACAATTATTTTTCAATGGGGTGTTTCCCTACCCCTAAAAAACACTTGACACCCGCATGAATACAAGCGCTGCGGGCGGAAATAAATTTTTACCCGCTTAAACAGAAGCTCTGCGGGCTTCGCACATTTTCGACAACCCATCACCGCGTCACGCACCTCGCCCGCAGACCCGCATGAATGCTTGATAGGCAAGCGTTGCGGTTATTGCGGCTTTTTTTCTTCAAGGCTTTTCTTTACCCCCGTTTTCCCAGAAATAAAAACTGTGGCCACGCCGATAATGGTCGTTCCAAAAATGCTTCCAGAGAGCCAAGGATATCCGATTACCATCGCCCAAGAGGCAATACCACACATGAGCAACACCAATCCAAAGGCCATCCGCTGGCCACGAAGAGTCGCTATGTTTTGAGTGGTGATGACGCGAGTCTCCATCTCGATGCGATGTGCGGATTGTTTTTCAATCATTGAGAAAAGCCTGCTGGCACCATCCGGAATGTGTTGGTTGTAGCCATCAAGAAAATCCGGGCTTGGGACAGGCGAAGACTGGAAAGTAGAAATATGCTGCGTTTGGCGAACAACAGCAGGCCCATTGTAGATCGCTTGAAGAATTTGCTGTTTTTTTTCACCGGGAAGGCGATCAAGAAGCCCAGGAAACTCCTTTTTTGCCTGCTTTTCCAGCTCGCGATTTACCGCCACCGTGCTTACCCTTTAGCTTCGCGTGAGAGAGCATCCCGGCTCTGTTCAATATCTTGACCTACCATTGCAAAATCCTGACGGATAGCCACCGAGTCAGCTTCTTCCGGTGATGCAGAAAAATTGAAATCAAAAAATCCTCCGGCGATAGCAAACGCAGAAGCAGCTCCCACCATAGTGGACCCCGTGGCTGTCAAATAATCAGTGCAAGTCCGGCTCATAATCTAAATATGGCGAAATGTGACCTCATTGCAAGGCTGCGGGATGTGTCTGGTAAAGAAATTCACCAACTCCACGACTCTGATCTTCTTCACTAAAAACGGAGTGAATGCGTAATGTTCATAGCCAAGTTTCAGCGCATCGTCGTAGGTTGAGTAAACGCCAAGAAGCTCCTTCCCGCTTATCACGGCAAATTTCCCCTCGTCTTGAAGAAGCTGATCCTTCAGCCGCTCGAAAGTTTCGAGTTCCTGTTGGAGTGGATTTTTCATGTCTTCAATCTGTCCGTATCCGCAGCGAGGTGCAAGTTTTGATACGATCAATGAAACCAGCACCTCAAATCCTGCGGTCATCGCTCCGCAGGGAGGGTAATTTTTCATCCCGCACCCATTTTCCGAAATCCCCTGAAATAGATTTCAGCAAAGCATCCTTTGTGCAGCGGAACTCCTCGCAAGCCCTATCCACTGAACGCTCGTAGCGTTGTTGCATCTCGGCAAACTCCTCCGGTTTCAGATTCCGGAGGCGAAGCTCGTATTTAAGCTCGTGAATTTCCGAAATTGAGTTCGGGCGCGGCATGGAAAATCCGGTTTTGAAGGTCCTCGATATGCTTGTCGCCGATCTGGCCGTGCCATTCTCCGTAGGTATTCTGAAGATCCATTACCATGGCACGAATCGTCTCAAGCCGCAGCCCGTGGTTCTTCAAATCCGTCTCGCTGTGTTCCATCGCCTTCACCTCGATCAGCGTCCCGACACTAATCAACTGTGTCACGCATGCCCTGTGGCAGAGCAAATCCACCTCTGTGGGCTTCTCCAGAACCATGCGGCTGGTCTCCACCCGGCGGAAGAAACGGATAGAAAGCCGCCACTGCCCAAAGAGTGAAGCCAATTGCTCCCTCTCCTCCTCAGCCTGCAAATCTTGAAGAAGATTTTTTACAAACTGCCAGTGGACTTCACTCGGGCCATCAGTCATCAGGTCGCTCATGCAGACAATCTGTCGGTGTCCGAAGAGGCATGCAAGTTTAAACCACTTGTCCCAAATACTGAAACCGTCCATATTGTAGAAGCTCTATGATTCAAGGTCCTGCCACTGAATTTGTCTTGAAAGACCGAGTGGAAGGGCAAGAAATCACGCCGTCTACTTATGAAACCCCACAAACCCGATCTTAACGAAAAACTCACCATCCGCATGAGTGTGGCTACGCGCCAAGAAATCAAAGCGCTTTGCGAGCGAGCGGACATAGACGAGGCCATGCTTTCGCGCATGGCTTTGGAGGCCGGTATTCAGCTTGCAAAAGAAAAAGGCTTGACAGCATTGATAGAAGAGCGGGAGCGCTTGCTGTCTGGATTTGCGCCGGTTTTAGCTCCCGCTGAAGTTCCCTCGCCAGTGGTTTTCCGCATCAAAAAAGACGGCACCAAATACACATTGAGCGATGCAACTGGGAAAGCACTTAAAACAGGCCCCCTTTACGATATTCGGCCCGCTGCGCGTAAACTCTGTCCGCCTGAGGGAACCGTAATTCTGCACCATCCCGACGGGCGAGAAGAAACGGTGGTGTAGTTGCCCCAATCACCTCGGCCTTGTGGCCTCGAAGTGCATGGCGTCATAGCCCCAGAATGCCCCTGCGCTCTGCCAGCCTTCTTTGGCAAACTCCTCCATCACCGCGAGCGGCATGTCGGCCACAAGCGGCCACGGATCGCGGAATGTGTTGTCGCCCGCGTCCAGGTCGATGGCCGCGCCCCATGCGTGGACGGAGAGCGAGGTGCCGCCGCGCTTGTTGCGGAAGTTGTAGATGCCCCCATAGTCCTCGGCGGCTTCCAGAATCTCTCGCGTGCCAGCCCCTCGCTCGCCGATGGCGGTGAGCACGCGCAGGAGCGAGGCGGCGACCTTTTTGTGGCAGCGGGTTTTTGTGACGCGCTGGCCGTCGTAGAACATGGGAAAAGGAAACTCGATTGCGACGAGGTTGCCCTCATCCCCTGGCTCCCCGTAGAAGTCGCGCAGGCCCTCACGGGTGGCAAACGGCCACGGGTTCGGCGTCGGCATGAAGCTCTTGAGGTGGTCGCGGCAACGCGCTTGGGACTTCGGCCCCCAAAACCCATCGGGAATCACCCCGACGATGCGCTGCATTTTCTGGATTTGCTCAGTTGTCATTGGTCTAAAAACTCGGCTTGGATGATGCTGCGGTTGCGCCCCCTCGCGATTTCAGCTTGAGATGCGATACCAAGAGCGTCTGAGAAATAGGCGCGAGCGCGGGTGCTGCCCTGGAAGTCGTAAACCCAAAGTTGGTTTTTCCCAGGCGGGAAAAGATAGGCCGTCACAGCATGGCCGACGACCGCTCCTTGGCGGCGATAGGCATAGCGGACTACGCGACTTTCTATGCCCTGCCGTTTTAGCCCAGCTTGCATAGCAATGGCTGTTGGAAGGCACGCATTGCGCTCAAACGCCATCCACGACTCCGGATTGCTGGGAGTGCTGCATGATGCAAGCCCAAGGACTAATAGTAAGAAGATTTTTTTCACTTAATGCGAGTCGTGGCTACATCTTTGATTTTTTCCATCGTGCGCCAGCCAGCCATACCAAGCATGGCAAGCGTGAGGTTGAAGAGGTCGCCGGATGGAATTTCGGGGAGTTTGGTATCTACTTTCGCCATAAGAAGCGCCCACTGGGCAACGGGTTGGACAATGTAGGACCAAGCGAGCGCCCCACTGCACACCCATCCAATACTGGGTCTCCACCCCGCTACGAAGACTGAGCTTGATGCCGCTTCCACCTTGTTTGTGTCCGACTGGGCTTGAAGTTGAGCCGCCTCGATCTCAATGAATTTAGTTTGCAGTTCGGCTTGAAGCTTGATCTGTGCGTCCCTGTCGGGAACGAATTTATTTACAAGATTTGTTACCGCACTAATAGTCGCTGGAATGTCCCAAGTCATCTCGCGTTCCCCCTTTCGAGTGTGCGGAGGCGGTTTTCGTGGTCGTTCAAAATGTTATCGTGGCGCGCATCGGTGACTGCGTTTTGTTCCATGCGGATGAGGACGGCTTCGATCTTTTCGATGCGCGTATTTGCGGCGATGAACTCCTCCTTGGTCACGAATTTCGTGCCGAGGAGAGCCACGGCGAGGAGGGCCACGGTGGTGGCGATTTTGAGGCCGAAGTCAAAATGTTTGCCGAGGTCGCTCATTGCGGCTCCTCCGGTTTGTATTTGATTTTTGAAAAGTCAGCTTCGTTTCGTTTCACAGCGTAGGTTCCTTCTGGCAAGGGCCAGGTTCCCGTATTGCCGTCCCAACGAATTCCCATTTCAATCTCGTGCGTTTCAGAATTAACAATAAGCCAGTCTTTAATTTCCATAATTAAAAATAGGTTGTTATTACCATAACTCCGGGTGCGCCATTGCCGCCATTGCTACGATCACCAGAACCAATCGTTGATCCACCGCCGCCGCCGCCAGAACCATAACCAGTTCCATTCGATCCATTTCCACCAGAACCAGTTGCAAACGAGCAAGCACCACCTCCAGCACCACCACATCCATTAATTACGAGCGATGACAATGTTCTGGCAGCAGTTGCTGTTGCAGAAACTCCATTTGCGACGGAACTGGCTGCGCCTCCCGCACTTTGGAGTCCAACAATTGCGTTATTCCCTCCAGAACCTCCTCCAAATATACCAGTGGACGATCCAACAACTGCTGCTGCTGTTAGTCCACCACCAGCACCTCCAGATGTAGGTGCAAATCCAGAACCAGTTCCTGATCCACCAGTTGTTGTTATGCTTGATGCCCCCCCGCTATTTGCTGTAGGCGAACCCCCGGAGCCATTTGATGGCAAGGCAGCACCTCCATTTCCTGCTACAGTCGCGCCAGAATTTGCTCCTGCTAATTGCCCCTGAATTGCTCCTGCAAAACGAGTAAATGTTCCAAGTCCAGCATTAGTTAAAGTCGAGCCGTTTCCACCAGCACCGCCAATTCCAACTGTTACTGTGTAACTTGCTTCTGTTAGTTCAGATGCGTCGATTGCAACTCGGCTATATCCTCCTGAACCTCCACCAGCACCGCCATACAAAGCAGTTCCTGCTGCGCCTTTGCCACCATAACCGCCGCCTCCGCCCCCAGAAACGCATTCGATAACTACTTGCTTTGCGCCTATTGGTTTTGTCCAAGTGGTTGAGCCAGTGTAAATATCAATTTGAGGAGACTTAGCCCCCAGAGCGTCTCGCGCCGCCGCGGCAGTCGTGGAGCCCGTGCCGCCTTGGGAAATCGGGAGCGTGGTAATAGTCGGCTCTGCGCCGATATCCTCAGGCGTAAGCGCATCTGCCCCGCCTGTGGCGTGAGAGGATTTGTGGCTGGTCGGCGTGCGAGAGTTACTGAGTCGGCTATCGGAGTTGATGACCGCCGTGCCGGCGATGGCGGTCGGCGCGATGCCGCTGGCGGGGGCGTAGGAGCCTGCGGCTTGTTTGCCATTGAGAGCGGTTTGCGTGGCATTCGAGATCGGCTTGGCCGCATCGCTGGTGTTGTCCACGTTGCCAAGGCCAAGATTGGTTCGTGCCGCTGCCGCCGTAGCCGCACCCGTGCCGCCGCCTGCGAGGGTGCGGACGCCGTTATGCTCAATTACGGTCTCGCCGCGTTTTTTTAATAGAATCGAGGGGCCGTTTGAGGCATCTAACTCCAGACCTGTGCCGTTGTTGTAGAGTTCCGCAACTTCTGCATCACTCAATGCACGGTTCCAGATGCCGACTGCGTCCAGTTCTCCGTTAAGCAAAGCAACATTTTCAAGACCAGACCCAATGTGTAGATATGTTATAGGAGAAGCATTTATGTTTCCGGGAGTAGAAAACGTAACTTTATCGCCATTTACCCATGCAGACCAATTCGTATTGTCACAAACAAATGTAACAAATGTCCAAGTATTTGGTTGAACGCGAAGAGTATTGTTTTCATCAAGTGAAAAGTTTGCTAATCCATGACCCATGTCAGCAAATGGTTGACCGTTCCAAGAACCACCACGATTATTTCCAATAATGCCTCCATAGAATCCGTTTGCGCCATCTGATGTAAATGTTGCAAAAAAACAATTATCGCTTACCTGATCGTTTGTTATTTTAACCCAAGCAGAAAAAGTAATTCCGTTTTCAAAAGATACAGAAATATTTTCAGATGTTAACCAATTACTGCCATCAAACACAGCAGCATTTCCAATCTTACCAGAAGCAAAAGAAACGTTACCATTATTGGTGAGAGTTCTGTTGTTTCCTGAAGAATCAGAAGTATCTGAGAGTTTATAAAATGCTTGGAGACCATTAATTAAGGGGGACGAGACCACAATTTCATTGCCGGTGTCGGTGAGGTCGTTGTAGCTGTGCGTGTGGCTTGACGCAGCTGCGCCGATATCCTCAGGCGTAAGCGCATCCGTGCCGCCTGTGGCGTGAGAGGATTTGTGGCTGGTCGGCGTGCGAGAGTTACTGAGTCGGCTATCGGAGTTGATGACCGCCGTGCCGGTGATGGCGGTCGGCGCGATGCCGCTGGCGGGGGCGTAGGAGCCTGCGGCTTGTTTGCCATCGAGGGCGGTCTGAAGGCCGGAGATATTTGCGATAGCTGTGCCGGATTGCAAAGCAGAGTCGGCTTTGGCGCCTTGCTCGGCGGTGGCGTAGTCCGTCGAGGCCGTAGCCGCTGCCGTGCCGAGGGTCGGTTTGTCCGTAAGGTCGTTGTAGCTCGTCACGCCTGCACTGAGCGCGGCGATGGCTTGCTTTGTGCGGAGCGGGGTCATCCACTTTTCGTTAGATAGCCCAGCTACGGCGTCGGACTGGGTTGCTTTGGTTGACTGCAACGGAGCGTCCGCTGTCTGGGAAAAAGCATTATGGTTTAGCGAATTCATGGCATTTAAAATCCGTAAGGGGTTCCTAGCGCGTATTCAGCGGGCCCATGGGTGTGGGCGAGGCGGGGTATTTTGTTTGCGAGCACATCGGCGGCGCGGTCGGCGACAAGCGGGATGGTAGCGGGAGTGCGCCAGAGCGGGCTGGTGGTCAATGCGGCCTCCACGAGCGGGGCCAGAAGTTCCTCAGCGTAGTGGTTTAAAATTGGAAGTTCGACGGGGGTGGCGATGTGGCCTGCGTTTAATACGAATGCGGCAAGTTCTGCTTCAAACCGCACGGTGCAATCCTGCATCGGCGCGGGGTGAATGCGTAAGAGGCTCACCGTCTGCCCGCCAAGCACGATCCCGAAGCTCTCCACCGCATAGTGGGTAGGCAGGGCTGGGGAAAGAAGTGTGAGTTCGCGCCGGTTGCGGATCAAGCCGTCGCGTTCGGGGCGGAGCTCAAGTGGGCGGTTGCTGCCGTAGTAGAGCCTGGGCGGCGAAGAAAGCCGCTCAATGCTGCCGGGGAGAGAAACGCTGTCGAAAAGCACCAAGCCGGTCGTGTTCAGGCTCTCTCCCAGCCACGAGTCGAGCACGGTCTGCGCTCCGGTTATTTCATTGTCCGGCGACTGTCCAGGCACACGCAAGCCACAGCCAATCCAAGCCAGATCAAACGGCTCGCCTTCGAGATGGTTGTCGAATTTTGCCGTAAAATTCAGCACCACTGGCAGCGGGGCGCGAAATACGGTGGAAATGGTGGTGCGCTTGAGGAGCGGCGGAGCTTCGCGGTAAAATTGCTGAAGGCCGCTGTTGCAAGCAACAATCACATCGAGCAGGGCATTGCCGCCCAAGTCGGCTGGGTCGGGAACCCCGAGGTGCCTGGCGGCGGCGCGTGCGAGTTGCAGCGTGTTCATCGTGCCCCTCCTTGTGCAATCTCCGCAGCAGGCGGGGCGGGCGCGGCAGGCGCTGCCAAGCCAAGTAGCGAGAGGGCGCGTTGGTAGTCGGCCCGCAGGTCCGGCAGCCGACCGGCATCGCTCTCGCTGTAGAATGAAGAGGTCGCCATGCCGTAGCGCACGAGCGGCCGCAAGATGCTCTCGTGGTATTTGTGCGGCACGGGCGGGATGATGGTTGCGTTTGTGAGGTCTGCCACGGCGTAGGCTGGTGGCTCTTGCACGACCGGCACAGTGAGCTCGACAGCGGCATCGGGCGTGGGCACTACATAGAGCCGCAAAGCCACCGACTCGTTGCCTGCGGCGCGTGTGCCTTCGATAAAATAGGCCACTGGCGGAGCAGGAACGAGTGTGGTGAGAGTGCCCAAATAGAGCGCGCCGAAATCTTGAAACTGGCTGCGCGTTTCCAACCGTATGAGCGGCCTGTTGTTCATTCGCACAGGCTCCAGCACACGTTGCACGGAAGCCGAAAGCGCCACAGACACGGTCGAGGCCGGAATGGTTATTGCAAGATCCTCGCGGGAGTAAAAATCCTCGCCTGCGAGTTGCATGAGTTGCAGTGCGCCGTTTATGTCGGCTAGCGCGCGGTCCCGCATAAACGTAGGCGCGCCGGCGGGGTTGTAGAGACCCACGACGGCCAAGGCGTCGGCGTAGAGTGCGGGAAGATTGAGCATATCGTTTACTCGGGCAGTGCGGCTAAGAGCTTGCGCTGTTTTTTTGGAGGCTCTGCAATTTCTGAAAAGTTGGGGGAAGTGGGGGATACGGCTACTACCTCGATGTGCATGTCCACTTGGTCCCACGCCCGCATGAAGGCGAGAGCTTCGTTGGTGAGGCGGGCCAGCGTGTCGGCGTCCTCGGCCACTGTCTCTTTCCAGACATGGCGGTTGTAGGCATCCATCCATCGGAACGCACCGACATCGGGCCTCCGGTAGCGGCTCTTGATATTTAGGGCGATAATGTAAGCGGGCATAATCGGGTGTTGGGGGAAAGCCCCCCGGAGGCGCAGGCCCTCCGGGGGGATCGTCCCCAAATGCGGTTAGCTGATCGTCGGCAGGCTCACGCCTGGGATCGCGATGGCGTGGGTGAGGCGCACGGCGCTTGGCACGCGGCCAAGGCGGTCCTTGCACAGGGATTGGCCGAAGACGGAGACGATGTAACGCTCCATCAAGAACCCGCCCTCTTTATCATCCTGCACGCGCTGGTTGCGGTGTTTGCCGTAGCCACGGTAAGCGGCGCGCTTGCCAAGCATGAAGCTATGGCCAAGTGGCACGCCATTCGCGTTGCACTGCACCACAAGCGATCCGGCTGGGTGCGTGTCGGTGTGCCTGTTTGCCCAAGCTCCGGTGTTCCACACCACATTGCCAAGCGTGGTTACGCGGTCGCCGGCGGCGGCTGCTCCGAGGCGCTTGGTGATGGTGATCTGGTTGCCGTTGTTTCCCGTGGTGTAGGAATACATGCCGATCTTGCCGGGGTCGGTCGCAGCGTTGGCCGGATTGATGATGAGCAGGTAGTGGGTGGCGGCATCTTGCGCCAAGGTGGTGGACCCACCGGCCGTCGCATCGAGGTTGCCGATGAACTTGTATTGGAAGTTCTCAAAATACTTGAAGTATTTCTTCTTGGTCTTCGCTGCGCTGGTCGCATTGCCTCCGCCGGTCACAGCAAATGGGGCTGTGCCTGGCGCGATAGCTGTGCCCAAGCGGGCCTGCGGGTTGAGCGGGCTGCCGATTGCGCCTTCTCCGTCGTGGTCGATGGGCGTGTATTCCGCGATGAGGTGCCCTTTCGGAGCGGAGTATCCGCCCTCAAAAAGCAACTTCGCGTATTGCTCTACCTTGGTGTCGCGGAGGATTTGCTTGTAGCTGGGGTCCATGTCCAGGCTAAAGAGCGCATCGCTCGCAGCCACGACGGTATTGCGGAATACGGGCTGTCCGTTCTTGAGCGCGCCAACTTGAGCAGGTGCTCCGCCCTTGGTTTTCAGGACTGCACCCAGGCTGATGATCTCGTCCCAATCGAGCGTGTCGGCGCTGACAAGCGTGTTGGCTGTCTTGCCGTTTGCGTAGAGCACGTTGTCCATCGGCAGGGATTCGCGAAACATCATGAAAAGCTGCTCGCTCTTCAAGCGTCCGGCCCACGAGCCCTGCTGGGTGTTGAAACCGGTCTGGATTTCGTTGCGCATTCCCATGATCTCCTCGGAGCGCTCCGAGACGCGCACGCCGTGGCGCACCCAATCGACTACAAGGTCGTGTGTGCTGAGGAGGAATTCCTCATAGTCGTCTGCGGTCTCAAAAATCTGCTCGCCGATGTGCGGTTCGTCGTAGAAGCCGCTCCCCACGGTGAAGGTGATTTTTTGCCCCCGGCCTTTGGAGATGTCCGTTTTCTCGAAAATGATCGAGTTGGGGCCTCCCTCCATAGGCGCGAAGAAGTCTTCGGATTGCTCGAAGAGGTCGATTCCCGATTGCCACATCCTCCGGACGGCGTCCGGAGCCATGGTGGCGAGTTTTGTGCCCGTGATGGGCGCTGTGATTTCGTATGGCATAAGCTTTGGTCTGGTTGTGACCGCCTATACCTGCTAAACGCCGCCAGCTACATCGCTGGCGAACTCCGCTCCCTCAAAACAAGAATGTCCGTTCTCGACTGTTAAGTGATACTGTGGATCATTTGCTCGTATTCAAAGGTGGAGCGCGGAAAGCCGTTGGGCAGGGGCGAGGCGGTCGTCGGTGTGGTTGTGCGGTCGCCGCCGGAAGCGACGGGCGACTGCTGGTTTGTGCGACGAACCACCGCGCTTTGCTGCACGGCTTGCGGGCGTGGAGTGGGGGCCGGGGATGATTTGGGAGATGAAGAGGACGGGGCGATGCCAAGAGCGTTTGCCGCCATTTGATAGACCTTGAACGGAGCGTCTGCGTCCGAGATGATCGGGTTTTTCTGCTCCTGCATGACAGCCCAGATACGCTCGGCCTCGGCATGGATCGCGTGGTCTGCGGCGGCAGGGTAAACGCTTTCGGTTTTGGCCCAGCTTTCCGAGACTTGCTGCTGGAATTGCTGCTCGGCAGTAAGATCGGCGTTTTTCGCAGACTCCCGGGCATCGAGATACTGCATTTGCAGATCCTCGATTTGCTCGGAAAATTCGGCAATTTTGAGGGTGTCCATGTCTGCGGCAGCTTTGCGGCGGTCGGCCTTCAACTGGTCGATCTGAGCCTTGAGGTCTTCCGGCGTAAGCGCTGGCGGGGCGGCTTCTGTTTGCTTTTCGCTGTGAGAAGTTACCCCATACTTTGCGTTTACGCGGGCCTCGGCTTCGGCGAGGGAAAGGGTTTGCCCCTTGTCCTTGAGTTCCTTCACAAGAAGGATTGCCTCTTTCTGTCGGTCGTCCAAGCCGGAGAGTCGCGGGCGGAATTCGCGTTTGCCTTGAGCGGTGTCGTCCTCGGAGGCGGGAAGTGTGTCCTTCACGGCGTCCGTGGCTGGCGGGGTATCTTGGCTGGCGTCGTTGGCGGGTGGCGCATCGTTCCCTTTGGTGGCGGGCGGGTTGTCCCCTGCCTGCTCTAGAGCGTGTGCGGCATCCTCATCGGTGGCCGGTTCCAAGGCTTCCTGCAGCCTCTTCATGTAATCATCCATGGCCGCCACTCCCTCCGTAGCCGGAGCGGTGTTGGCGGTTGTCGCGGGTTGATTATCGGACGCGGTGGCTTGTGCCTCGGAGGCACTGGCATTCCCGTCCGCCGTTGCGGTGTCCAATGTTTGGTCGGCTTGCGCCTGATCGTTAGTGGGCATGGCGAAGCCATTAGCCCGAACTCGAAACGCTGTCAAGTATTTTTTTTGATTTGACAGCGGAAAAAATACAAGCTATGAAGCGAAGCGCCTTTTCCAATGACCACCACCAACGCCGCCGATAGTTTCCAAGTGCAGAAGCTGGAAGAGAATCTACCCGCTCCCAAGCGCCTGAGTGACTCCAGTCCGCGAATGCCGTTTAAGAGCGGCTACAAGCTCACGCGCGACCAGGAGGAGGCTTTGGTGGCGCACGCTATTTTAAGACTCGATCAAATCGAGAAGCAAATGGGCAAGCGGCAGGCTGTGAGCAGCCACGGCACGATACCAGGCGACGATTTCAGCATCCAGTGCGAGCCGGGGAGTTTTTTGGGCAAGCGCGAGAAATACACAGCGCGGTATTACAATCATGTATCCGACCGCGTGGAGAAGGATACGATTTTTGAGCACAGCAACCTCACAGCGTCGCTCTCCCAGCGGATTTGCGGGCAGATGATCGCCAAGAGCAGCACGTTTTTTTATGGGCGTCCCGATGACGACGACTGGTTCACCGCCGAAGGCGTGGGGTTGGAGGATGACACGATTGCCGACAAGGTGAAAAAATATGCCCGCCATATCGCCAAGCGATGCAAGGTGAAGGAACGCCATGTGCAAGCGCTGGAATTTGCGTGGGTGCGGGGAGAATCCGTGCTGAAGACTACGCACCAAGAACGGTTTCAAATCTACAAGCGCACGGCCACCTATTTGATCGATGAGGCAGGCGAGCCCTTGCTTGACGCATACGGCGATTACATCCTCGACACCGACTTGTTCGTTCCAGAAACAGCCGAGCAACCAGTCACACTGCAGGACGAAATGGGCATGCCGATTCAGGATGCGCAGGTGGTCGAAACCGGCAACATGGTTCTCAAGCGCGACGGCGTGACCATTCTGCCTCCGCAGCCCCTCTACACCACCGGAGAAATCGTGCGCCGCTTGGTGACTTGGAGCGGGCCGGACTCGCGTATTTGCTATTACAAAGATTTCATCTGCCCTCTCGACGCTCCTGGCGTTCAGCCTGGCGAGGCCGATATGGTGGCGCACCTCTACGACAAAAGCGTGATGGAACTTGCCCAAATGTTCGGCGGCCAATTTGCCGAAGGCGATGCGCGCCGGCAGGAGATCGAAGGCGCCGTGGAGTTGCTGCGAAACATGGTGAGCGATTCCAATATGCCAAAGAGCGCGGCGGATCAGCCTCGTCCAGATTTTGGCGAGCGCGATACCGAAGGGAGCGTGAACAATCCCAAGGTGCAGTTGGCCGAATGCTGGTTGACCTACGACGCTGATGGCGACGGCATCCAAGAGGAAATCATGATGGTTCTCGACCGGCGCAACAAGGCTCCCATTTTTTACGACTACACGGCCAATGTCACGCTGCGCGGCCTGCGTCCATTCACGGTGATTCGCCCTATGGAAGTTGATGGCCGCTGGTATGGTATTGGCGCGATGGAGTATTTCGAGCCAGAGCAGGATTTTATCGACCTGCAACTCAACCGGCAGAATTTTTCCGAGGGCGCATCGGGCCGGGTCACCTTCTGGTCGCCATGGGCCACGCTTGAAGGCCAGCGCGACCCGGCGCTCAAGCTCAACCACGGGCACACCTACACGCTGCGCGAGGGCATGAAAGCCCAAGAGGCGCTTTCCTATGTCACCCTGCCGGAAACCAAGGGCGGCGGCCTGCGCGAGCTCATGGAGCTTTTCATGCAGTTCATGCAGATCAAGAGCGGTGTAGTGAACGGCGCGGATCAGCAAATCTCCGGCCTTCCCACGGCGGATACCGCCACCGGCATCAATGAAGTGCGCGACAGCGGCGCGGAGATTTTCGTCATGTTCCTTTTGCGCCTC